GTGGAAGAGTCGATAACTTTCGTTGGGAAGTATCTCAAAGAAATCTGTCTAAAGGAACTTTTACATTACTACTTCGTCAAGGTAATGATACAACCAATAGAAAAGTAGTCGTTGAAACACACGAAAATTTAAGTCTCGATCCTGCTTCAGCTGATTATATTTTAAAAAGAATTGGAAATCAAACAACAACTGTTGTTGTTGAAGATGGTGTTGCTTATAATAGACCAAGTGGAGACTTTCCAAATAAGTCAAAGTTTGTTAGAGTAAGTAGTTTTCCAGACTCAACTAAAACACCAAATTATTTAGATGCAAATGGTAATGTGACAACTGCCTATTCTTCTAACTCGGGCTCTTTCTTTCCATCACTCGGTAGTGGAAGTTATGGTGGTGCTTTTGGAGCTGGTACGTCTGCAGCAGATGGCACCCAGCTAGTGGGCACACAAACCGGACAAACTGCTGGTTCAAATGGTGATGAAAATCAATCTCATCCATTTAAATTTTATGGTGATATAGATAGTTCAAATTCACAAGGAATTAATATGTCAGAGTCAGCAACTAAGCCTGCTGGTTCAAATCAAGGTGGTGGATATGCTACTGCTATTAGTATCTTGGGTAACAAAGACGAGTATGATATAAATCTACTTTTCTTACCTGGTGTAATTGACCAAGCTATAGATGCTAATCACAATTCAATTATAGGACAGGCAATCGAAATGTGTCAAGATAGAGGGGACTGTTTCTTGGTATATGATAATGTTGCTTTAACTTCCAATGTGGCAACTGCAAAGTCAAATACTGAAGCTCGTAACTCAAGTTATGCTGCTACTTATTATCCTTGGGTACAGATTCAAGATGCTACCGCTGGTGTAAACAGATATGTTCCACCATCAGTTGTTATTGCTGGT